GGTGCATACAAGAACATTTTTATAGATGCACTTACTCAATCATTCGGGGTTAGCGGCTCAGAAGGTATGCGCCTCACCTCAACAGGGTTGGGTATTGGTACAAGTTCAATTTCAAACAGGTTAACTGTTCGTGGTGCGGTAACAACGAAAACAACAGCAATTCGTTGGGAACGAGGCGAAGATGGTTTAGTTGCTGGCGGCTTGGGTTATTACTACGATTCAGAAAACTCTCTTGCAATAGGGGCAGTAACAAACCATCCACTAAAATTTATTGTTAACGACACAACAAGAGCCACAATTGATACCTCAGGAAATCTTGGCTTGGGCGTTGTACCGAGTGCTTGGAGTGCTTACAAGGCAATACAAACAACAGGTGCTTCGTTTATTGGTTATTCAGATGGCGCATCAAATAACCAAGCAATGGTAGTTGCAAACGCATTTTATGATTCTGGAGCAAATTGGAAATACATTTATACCGACAATGCTTCTCGGTATCAGCAACTTGACGGACAACATATCTGGTACAACGCCGCATCAGGCACAGCAAATACCAATATCTCCTTTACTCAGGCGATGACTCTGGATGCAAGCGGTAACTTGCTGGTGGGGACTACGACATCACCAAGTGGTGCAGGAAATATTGCTCTTGGGTCAAATGTATTGCGGCCTAACACGGGCTATTTATTGATAGAGCCTAAATATCCAAGTCCTACGGCTGGCTACTATTTTTACGACACAACATCTGGGTTTTTCTCTTTACCTGACAACACTAATCCCCTTGGTAATGCAAGTTACAGATGGACAACTGTTTACGCAACAACTGCACTAATTAACACTTCTGATGTAAATACGAAACAACAGATTCGCAGTTTAAATGATGCTGAAAAAGCAGTAGCACAATCCATCAAGGGCTTGATTAAAGCGTACAAATTTAATGACTCGGTTGCAGAAAAAGGCGATGGTGCAAGGATTCACGTTGGTGTAATTGCACAAGATGTTCAAGCGGCATTTACTGCTCAAGGTTTAGATTCAAATAAATACTCAATGTTCTGCTCTGACACTTGGTACGAAGTTGATGGGAAAGCACGCAGTGAGAAAGATGGATTTTATACAAAAGACACACCCAATGCCGTAGAAGTCACCCGTCTTGGTATTCGTTATGACGAACTTCTAGCGTTTGTAATATCAACACTTTAAAAGGAAAATATCATGACTACTACTTGGACTATCTCAACACTTGAGCGTGAAACCTCAAACGGCTTTGTAACGACTGCACATTGGCAAGCCACAGCAGTAGATGGAGACTACACAGCCTCTATCTATTCAACTTGCTCATGGGCTGATGGCACACCAACGATTCCCTATGCAGACCTGACACAAGAAACTGTGCTTGGATGGGTATGGGCTAATGGGGTTGATAAACAAGCCACAGAAGATGCTCTGGCGGCTAATATTGCTTTGCAGAAGAACCCTGTTACTGCTACTGGCACACCTTGGGCTGCTGCTGAGTAATAAACATGGTAGACGAGCCAGTCACTCACGAACACATCTATGAGCGTTTACTGGCTGTAGAGGCTAAGGTAGACAACATAGAGAAGAATACACAAGATGTAATCAAAGCCTTTAACGCTGCCTCAGGTGCTTTCCTAGTACTTGAGTGGATCGCTAAAGCTGTGAAGCCTATTATTATCATAGGTGCTTTCTTCGGAGCTATTTGGTTAGCTATTGACAATCGTTTTAATGGAGTTAAGTAATATGAATATGCCTATGCGTGGTCAACGTACTGCTAAGAATAAGATGAAGAAGGTTATGGGTGAGTACAAAGAAGGTACTCTCCACAGTGGTAAAGGTGGCCCTGTGGTGAAGTCCAGAACTCAAGCAGTTGCGATTGCCCTGAGTGAAGCTGATAGAGCTAAGAGAAAAACTGGTAGAAATAAGAAGTAAAGGACATATAAATGGCTACGTATTTAGACGTTGTGAACAATGTGCTCAGACGCTTGCGTGAGCCTACTGTTACTGCTGTAAATGATACTGATTATTCTAGGCTTGTAGGTATCTGGATTAATGACTCTAAGCGTGAGATTGAAGATTCCCATGACTGGAATGCTTTAAGCAATACCATTGTAGTTACAACTGTGGCTAACACTCGTAACTATACTCTCACAGGTTCAGGTCAAAGATTCACCACCAGTGATGTACTTAACGACACTGATGACTTTTCAATGCGACCAGTTAATCGTGACTGGCTTAACCGTATGTACTACTTAGGTACATCAACACCAGCATCACCAACATACTATGCTTATAATGGTGTAGACAGTAATGGTGATACTAAGGTAGATTTATACCCTAATCCTGATGGTGTATATTCATTGAGGTTTGAGTTAGTTATCCCTACAGTGGATCTAGTGAATGACTCAGATACTCTCTTGATACCCTCTCACTTGCCTCCTCTGTTGGCATACTCTAAAGCTATTGCTGAGCGAGGTGAAGACTCAGGTGTAACATCATCTGAAGCTTACCTGATGTACAGATTAGCCTTGTCAGATGCTATTGCCTTGGAGAGAAATCGTTATGAAGACTCAGTAGTTTGGAGTGCTGTGTAAATGGCTGAACAACTGCTAACAACAACAGTTCAAGCTCCCGGCTTCATGGGACTGAACTTGCAAGACTCATCTGTCAATCTAGACAATGGGTTTGCAACTGTTGCTCAGAACTGTGTCATTGACAGGTTCGGACGTATTGGTGCTAGGAAGGGATGGTCAGCAGCTCACTCTTCCTTAGCAGCTTTAACAGGTTACTATGTAAAAGCTATTGGTGAGTTAATTGATAATGCTGGTAACTCTTACATTGTAGCTACAGGTAACAATAAACTATTTAAGTTAGTAGGTACAACACTATCTGAGTTAACCTACGGAGGCGGTGGTACAGCTCCTACCATTACAGCTGACCACTGGCAGATGGCTCCGTTGAATGGATGCTTATACCTGTACCAAGCTGGACATGATCCTCTGGTGTTTGACCCAGCAACTAGCTCAACTACTTATAAGCGTATCTCTGAGAAGACTGGCTACGTAGCTACAGTATCTAGTAATAACTGTGTTATCAGTGCCTATGGTCGTACATGGAGTGCTAATAACAGTACCAATAAGAGTATTGTACAGTTCTCAGACCTCTTAGCAGGTCATGTATTAAGTACAGGTACAGCTGGTACATTGGATGTATCTCAGGTGTGGCCCGCAGGAGCTGATGAGATTACAGCACTGGCTGCACACAATGGCTTCTTAATTATCTTTGGTCGTAGACAGATTCTTATATATTCAAATGCTACAGACCCTAATAACCTTACACTATCTGATTCTATAACAGGTATTGGATGCTTTGCTAGAGACTCAGTAGTTAAGACTGGTAGCGATATTGTCTTCCTAACAGACACGGGTGTACGTTCATTGATGCGTACCATTCAAGAGAAGTCAGCTCCAATGAGGGAGTTAAGCTTGAATGTTAAGGATGCTTTGGTAGAGGATTTAAATTCTGAGACTGCAGTTAATATCAAGGCTGTATATTCAGATAAGGATGCCTTCTACTTATTGTCTCTACCTACAGTCAATACTGTCTATTGCTTTGATATGCGAGGACAGCTTCAGAATGGTGCAGCTAAGACTACAACGTGGAATAACATTACTCCTAGAGCTTTCTTCTACACTCGCAATAAAGATTTATTGTTAGGACAAGATGGTTTTATTGCAAAATATAATACAAACCTTGACAGTGCTGAGACTTATAGAGTACAATACTATACTAACTACTTTGACTTTGGTAGCCCTACATCTTTGAAGATGTTAAAGAAGATTAACTTAACATTCATTGGTGGTAACTCAGCTACAGTGTTTATTAAGTATGGGTTTGATTTCAGTGCTGCATATCAGTCTAGAACCATTGCATTAGGTAGTACATCAATAGCTGAGTATGGTATTGCTGAATATAACATCGGTGAATACACAGCTGGTATTGTATTTGATAACCAACAGATTCAAGCAAGTGGTTCAGGTAATGTCTTACAGATTGGCATGGAATTAGATGTTAATGGTTTTGAGATTTCATTACAAAAGCTTGACTGCTATGTCAAAGCTGGACGTATAAGATAACTAGGAGATTAATGTGAGTAATTACACCAAGAGTACAGATTTTGCAATCAAAGACTCATTGTCTACAGGAAACCCCAGTAAGCTTGTAAAAGGTACTGAGATTGATACTGAGTTTTCAGCTATTCAATCAGCTGTTAACTCTAAAGCTGACAAAGCTAACCCAACATTCACTGGAACTATTACAGCTGTTAACGTAACAGTTTCAGGAACATTTACAGCAACCGTGGATGGAGGCACATACTAATATGGCTATTGATTGGACAAATTTACTTGGGACTATAGGTTCCAGTGCCGTAGGTGCTATAGGCACTAACTACGCAGCTAACCAAGCTGCTGCTGATGCTACTCAGTCAGCTCAAACAGCTGCTCAGATGGCACAGTTCCGTCCTGTAGGTATCACCACTAGGTTCGGTAAGTCAGGCTTTCAGTATGACCCTACTTCAGGACAACTCACGGGTGCTGGCTACCAAGTAGCTCCAGATGTAGCTGCAGCTCGTGAAGGCTTGATGGGCTTAGCTGGTACTGGCTTAGGTCAAGCTCAAGAGATTCAAGCATACCAGCCTAATGTAAATGCTCAAGCTGCAGGTCTATTTAACTTAGGTGCTGGCTATATAGCTCAGACACCTCAAGCACAAGCTCAGCAGTACATAACTCAACAGCAACAACTGTTAGCTCCGGGTCGTGAACAAGCATTGGCTAACCTGACTAACCAACAGCAACAGCAAGGTCGTTTAGGTCTAGCCACTGGTGGAACTATGGCAGGCTACAGTGCAGGTGCTCCCGGCTTACAGGCTACTAATCCTCAGATGGCTGCATACTACAATGCTCAAGCTCAGCAGGATGCACAGTTGGCTGCACAGGCTCAGATGGCTGGACAACAACAAGCTACATTCGGTCAGGGATTGATGACTGGCGGTATAAACTTGGCAGGTCAAGGCTTTGGCTTACAAAGTCAAGCTCTTGCTCCTTACACTCAGTATGCTCAACAAGCTATTAACTTAGAGAACCAAGGCTTGAATGCTTTGACTCAAGGTGCTTCATTAGGTTCATTAGGTGCATCACAAGCTCAAGCAGCAGCAAATCAGTATGCAGCAGGTCAGTCAACTGCTAACCAAGCTCAACGAGCAGCCTTGCAAGGTACTGTAGCTGGCTTAACAGATCCTATCAGTCAGCTGATTAGAGGGTTGTCTGCAACACCTAACGCATCTCAGCAGTTTAACCAAGCTGTAAATTATGCTACTACATCACCTACAGGCTCTTGGCTTGATTTCTAAGGAATAACATGGCTACACAATCAATTCAAGGTTTGTTTGGAGGCATGGCTTCTCCTGAGGAAATGCAGCGTCAAATGCTAGAACAGAGAGCTGCAAAGTTTGCTGAGTTAACTCAGAACCAGCAACTTAGTTCTATGGGTTACAAGGGGGGTGCTAACTTAGGACAAGGCTTAGCAAGTGCTTTTGGTGTGGACATTCAAGACCCCACTATCAAGAAAGCTACAATGCTTCGTCAACTTGCAAGTCAGTACAATACCAATACAGCTAAAGGTCTTCGTGACATGGCTGCAGCTTTACAGCCTACAGATCCTGAGTCAGCTTTCCAGTTAACTCAACGTGCTATGGCTATGGATGAAGCAGCTCAGAAATCACGTAAAGAAGAAGCTGAGATTACATTAAAGGGTGCTCAAACAGCTAAGGCTGGTTTTGAAACTCAAGAAATATCTGATAAACAAGCAGCTAAGGGTGCTCGTGTTCAAATGTTGACAGAGGCTGGTTTAGGTGCGTCTGAGGCTATGGGTATTGCTTCTAATGATACAGCTTTTGCCAAGTACATTGAAACCAAGAAAGTACCAGTACCTTCTGATTATGCTGTACAAGCACAGAAGCTAGGATACACAGCTAAGCCTTATTTAAGTGATTACACACCAGATCAAGTTAAGAAGATGGAAGAGGGCGTAGTTGCTAATAAGACAGCTGTTGCTAGAGCTGGTGCTGCAGTTAATAAGCCTATAGATGTTGCAGCTATTATCAAAGAGATTGGTACTAAAGAAGATATTAAAGATAAAGCTAATACATGGAAAACTGCTGGAGATGCTTATAAGGTGCAAGTTCCAATGGTTGAAAAGCTTAAAGAAGTTAGGAATAACCTGCCAGCAACATTTACAGGTACTTTCTCAGAGACTGCACTACAGTTTGGTAAAGCATTATCAGCATTTGGTGTGCCTGTTGATGAGAATAAATTGTCTAATACAGAATACATGAACAGTGTTTCTTCACAGGTTCTACAGACTATTGCTCGTAACTTTCCCGGTTCATTGGCTGTTAAAGAGATGGATCAGTTGGTTAAGAGTAAGTTTAGTAGCCCACAACAAATCAAGACTATTGCACGTATCTTGAATGATCTACAAACTGAGATTGAAGCTGGTACTAAGAGTTATGAACAACTGGCTAAGTTACCAGAGACTGAGCGTTACTCTAAAGACTTGAATCTGTTAACAGGTCAGAACTTTACTAAATTGAAGCGTTATCGTGATCTTGAAACCAAGGCTAAAGAAGCTTTAAAGACAAAACAACCAATGACTAAAGCAGAAGTTGAAGAAGCTCAGAAACTGCAAAAAGAACTAGAGGTTAAATAATATGGATTGGAGCACTGTGCCTGTTGAAGGCGAACAAATGCAAGCAGCTAACAAGTTTCTTGCAGAACGTCAAGCAGCTCAAACTGCTGCCAAGTCAGATGAATTAACAGCTAGGTCTGTACTTAGTCCTGAGTACCGTCCTCGTGGTATCTTAGGTGGTCAAGAGATTGGTGGTTTAATCGGAGGAATAGGTGGACTTATTGCAGGTGCTCCTGCTGGGCCTCTAGCTGCTGCTGGCTTAGGAACTTTAGGTGCTGGTGCTGGTGGAGCTATGGGAGAAGCTGTTGAACAGTTTGTACGTGGTGAACCTATGTCAGGTAATCGCCTAGCTCAGGCTGGCTTTGAAGAGGCTGTTTGGGATGCTGCTGGTAACTTGGTGCTCAAAGGAGCTGCCAAGACAATGAGGTTTGGAGCTGATAAGTTAGGCTTTACTAAGAAAGACATTCCAGATGCTAATCAAGCAGCTCAGGATTTCCTTACTAAGTATGGTTCTTCCTTACCACTAGCTGCTCGTACAGGTAGTAATATTGATGCGTCTTTAGAAGGTTTTGTGGCTACACCTGCAACTGCTGACATTTTTAAGAACAAACAAAAAGAGATTTCAGAGGCTCTTCAAAGAGGGCAGAAAGATGTATTAACTAATCTTACTAAAACACCTGAGTTTGAGCAAGCATTACGTAGTGGCTCCTCAGCTCAAAAGGCTTCAGGTGAAGTATTACAGAACTTTATTAAAGAAGGTGAAACAAGTCTCAGTAAAGCTGTAGACCCTCTTTATAAAGATATTTTTAAAGATACTGACTCACGTGTATCAATGTTTAATGTTAGGCAGTGGGCACAGAAGGAACTATCAGATCCGGCAAAGTTAACAGCAGGTCAGAAAAGTATCTTGAAGGAAATTGATACACTTCCTCCTCAGATAGATGTTAATCTAATTCACCAGCTTCGTTCACGTTGGCTTGCTGAGAATCGTGATAAGTATTCCAATGCTTTAGGTTCTGAGAAAGACTCTAGGGCTTCTAGTACAATTTCAGAATTAATTAGTAAGTTTGATAATGCTATGGACTTTGCAGCTAGGAAGGCTTTTACTTTAAAGCCTGAAACACTAGCTGAATATGAAAGAGTAACTAAGACATATCGTGAAGGTATCCAAGGTTTACAGACAGATGCTATTCAAGAAGCTATGTCTAAATACCCTGAAGATGTGGGAGGTTTCTTATTTGCTTCAGGTAAAGAAACACCTATCTCTCAGCTTTATAAGTCTGTAGCTGCAGCTGGTACGTTGTCTAAGAAGTCTTCTAAGGAAGTACTAGATTCTCTTAGGTATGGTTATTTAGAGGCGATGACTCACACACCTGAGAATATGCTTAAGTTTGCTGATGAGGTAGCACAGAATAAAGCAACTCAGAATACCTTTAAAGCTTTGTTTGGTGGTACACCTCAGTATAACGCTATATTGGCTATGAATGAAGCTGCTAAGAAAGGTCTGGTATCTGTTGAAAGACAACCCGGAATGAACATGCGTACAGGTGCTGCCGTAGCTAATATTGGTGCTCCTGTGTTGGCTGTTGGTACTGGCTATGCTTTTCTGTTAAGCCCTGAGCAACAACAGAAAATTAAAGATAACTTTGTTGAAGCAACAATAGCGGGTGGTGGTCTTATTTTTAGTCAACGTAAGCTGGCTAAGATCATGGCTGATCCTAAAGGTGCTAAAGCTTTAACTTACTTAGCTCAAGCTAAAGATAAACTTGGAAGTCCTACAGCATTTACTAAACTGGTTGTAGAGCCTCTGGCTAACTTCTTTGGCCCTTCTAATGAGTCAGGCGATACAGGAATGTTTGGTCAGTCAATGGGTGTAGACTGGTCTTCAATCCCTACTAAGTAACTACTATGAAGAGGCTAACTCTAGCCCTTCTCATCATCTTTACGAGTTTTATAGCGACAGCTGGCTTCGACCCTAACGCAGATAGGTGTGTTAAGTGGACATGGAAGTGGGCTGCTGACTATAAGACTCGTATTGTCGTGTGTCTAGAATGGAAGAAAGCATACAAGAATGATCGTTGATCCTCTAACAGCTCTAGCAGGTATACAGAATGCAATCAGCATGGTCAAGAAGGCTAGTAAAGTAGCCAATGACCTAGGTTCTCTTGCCCCTATGATAGGTAAGATGTTCGATGCTAAAGCAACTGCTACTAAAGCACTGATTGAGACTAAGAAGAGTAAGGGTTCCAACATGGGAACTGCCTTACAGATTGAAATGGCTTTGGAGCAAGCCAGAGCCTTTGAAGAAGAACTTAAGATGCTCTTCATGACTACTGGTAAGGTTGATGTCTGGAATAAGATTAAAGCCCGTCAAGACCAGATGGACATTGATGATGCCAGAGAACTCAGGTCTTTAGAGAGGGCTGAGAAGAAGGCTAAGCAGAAGGAACAAGAGATGAATGAACTAGCCATGATTATAGGTGGTTGTTTCTTTGTTCTCTTCTTAGTATTTGTTGGTATCAATGAACTCATGGACTTCTGTAACACTACTCAAAGGTGTGGACGATAATGAATGAATACCAAAAGACATTTGATATGTGCCTCAAGATATTTGTCTATGGTTGTGTAGCTCTGTACTTCTTAGGCTTCCTTAAGTTTCTCCCTGATGATCTTTCTGACAAGATTGTCTCTTTATTACTATCTAAGATTGGACTTTAATGTTATCTTTATTCTCAACCCTTGGTGGTCTATTAATCTCAGGTCTACCTAAACTATTAGACTTCTTCCAGAACAAGAATGACCAAAAGCATGAGTTAGCTTTAGCGCAGATTCAAGTTGAGATGCAGCTTCAGATGATGGCTCAAGGCTTTGCAGCTCAGGAACGTATGGAAGAGATACGTACAGATCAGATTGCCATGCAGACTGATGCTGAGATGACTGTAGCAGCTTATGACCATGATAAGAAGATTATGGACAAAGCTAGTCGTTGGGTGGTTAACTTTGTAGGCACTGTACGTCCAATGGTGACTTATATCTTTGTCTTGGAACTCTGTGCCATCAATGCTTGGATTGCCTATTATGTATATTTAAATCCTCACTTAGTGTTGAACATGGGTGACTTAATATCTTTATCAGACATTATCTTTAGTTCCGATGAAATGGCTATGTTAGGTGGTATCATAGGCTTCTGGTTCGGATCACGTAGCTGGGCTAAGAAATGAAGTTAAGCAATACTGGAGCTAATTTGATGCACCAGTATGAAGGATGCAGGAATAAACCTTACCTGTGTCCTGCTCATATCTGGACTATTGGTTACGGTCATGTCCTTTATCAGGAACAGATACGCTTACCAATGGTAGCTAAGGAGGGACAATCTACGATGATTCGTAAGGAGTTCCCATTGAAACAGGAGGATAACCGTGTATGGTCTAAAGAGGAAATCGAAAAACTATTCGCAGATGATGTCAGTCTTTTTGAACGTGGTGTTCTACGACTTGCTCCTACTCTATCTGGTCATCAAGGGGCTTTCGATGCGTGCGTCAGTTTTGCCTTCAATGCCGGATTGGGCAATTTTCAGCGGTCTACTATTCGGATGAAGATTAATAGAAGTGAATGGAAGGATGCTGCTAACGCTTTCATGCAGTGGACTAAGGGAGGCGGTAGAGAGCTACCCGGCTTAGTTAAACGAAGGAAAGCTGAAGTAGCTCTATTCCTCAGTAGCTTTGAGGATGAAGAATAATAAGTATACAAATATAAGTTTCAAACTTACAATTACAAGAAAGCCCCTTAGGAGTAATCCTTTGGGGCTTCTTTGTTTCTAGTCTAAGATAAATGCTAAGGTTATAAAGCCTATGTGTAAGTAGATGACTTGGTTAGCTTCATCTGACATCTTATCATTCTCATCCATGATGTAGAGTTCATCAGCTTCTATGCCAAAGACTAAGCCAGTCTTGAATTCAAAGTCAAGTATCATATCTCACAAGCACCAGCTGTGCAAGCCAGTGTCTGAGCACCTTCTACGTTGTCAGTGCCTTCAACCAATTTGTCCCAGTCAATACCTAGAGGCATAGCAGCAACCATAGCATGATACTCTTCCTCAGTCATAGCCTCATAAGGAGCTTGTCGGTATGTTCCTCCATCCATCGGTAAGAAGCTCACACCTGTAATCTCATCAAAGTTATTCCACACCCATGCTCCAACTTCAGGCCACTCAGTCTCAGTCACTGAAATAGTCACTGAAGGCTTATGCTCACAGTAGTGTCGCTGGAACAAGAGCCACAAGCGCAGGTGCTTGATAGCATTCAAGTCTTCACGCAGTACAGCACCCTCTTCAACTCGCATTGGGAAGCTAAAGATAGTTGTGCTATCTGGCTTCATCACACAAGCTTCAGATGGGAACCCCTGAGCTTTTAAGAAGTCAGTTAGAGGGTCTTTATTATCAGACCGAACACGACGAATAAAGTACTGACTATGTTGAGGATGGATGCCACTAGCAGTACCCGTAAGCTGCGATACAGTACCTTCAGGTTTAATGGCAGTGATGGCAGCACTACGATTAATACCGATAGCATCAGCAAACTCAGCGTTAGTAGCAATAGCAACATCTTTAAAGTCCTCTAATATCATAGGTAAATAAGCATCATCAGGGTCATTTAGCAAGGCATTGTCCAATATACCAGTCATAGACACACCAAGCAAACGCTCATCTTCAGTGTTTGTCTGCCACACCTTACGCAGGTACGGGAAGTTAGTCATCGTCGATTGAAAAGTCCCCAGAATAGTAGCCAAGCGCACCTTATTCCGTAGAGTATCCACACAATCATCGCTCCGCACAATAACAGAAGACAGATTACAAAATTGATAAGGTCTAAGGATAATCTCACTGCAAGGGTTTGTACCCCACTCTTTACCCAATTCCCTGCGTCCACTCTTAGCTGCTTGAAGTTCACTCGCATAACGGTTAAAGATTCCTCGCTCTCCAGAATGTGATTCATAAATACTAGACCACTCACGCATGAACTTACCTACGTCAGGCTTGACTTCATAGATGGCACTGTTGTTAGCCAAGGCACGTTGACCATTACCATCCCACCAGTTACCAGCTTTAGCGTGAGCCATACGGTCATCACTCAAGTCTGACAGTGAAATCATGGCAGATCGTCGTACGCCACCAACAACCACGACCTCTCCGATTTTACATAGAATATCATGTGCTTCAAGTGAGGTGAGCTTCCGTCCAGTCGCTCCACGGAACTTTGCAACCACATACTTGAACAAGTCAACAAGTGGCTCCGGCCCTGATGCTCTTCCACCGAAAGTCTTGAGCCTCGCTCCTGCCGGACGTACACCCGAAACATCCCACTTAGGCACTTCTCCAGCATATAGCAAGGCAAGGACTTGTCGTAAGGCTTTAGCCCATCCCTCTTTGGAGTCCTTAACATTAATGACAGTGCCACTATTGTACAAATCAACTGGAATCTCAGGTAACTTAGATACATACTTTTGCTCCACACTAAAGCCTACACCAGTACCACACAAGAGAATGTACATAGCCTCATCAAAGGCTTTAGGATCATCAATGGGCAGGTATGAACAGTTATAGCCAGCTACGTTCTGTCGCTCCAAGGCATCACCAGCTGTCATGATGCTACGCATTGATGGCATCACTTCTAATTGAGTTACAGCCTTCTGAAGTTCATCACGCAAAGGCTGTGTAAGTGTATAGTTATGCTTGTCCTGCAAGTGCTTGGACATGAAGTTAAAGTAACGGTCTACAGTCTCAGGCCAGTGCTCTCTCCGGCCTTTATCATCCAAGTAGCGAGAGTAGCGGCTCTTGCCAATGTATTCTTGGTATGGTGTCATTAGTTTACGCATATTAGTCTAGTTCCTTTATTAAATATTCTTGTTTCTTCTCAATCAAATCATCAAATCTTTCAACAAGGTCATCACTCTGGAGTCCTAGCAGTTCCACGAGTGTGACCTCATCCAAACGCTTGAGAGCCTCTTTCAGTTCTTCAAAGGTTATGTTTAGCACGACGATTAATCTCTCTGTCAATATACCACTTAGCCTTCTTTAGGTCTTCAATGGCATCCTTCTTTAAGTCACATCGCCAGATATACTTGATTGCATTACCTAAGTTAAAGCCCATGTGTTCTGTAACTTGGATACATTCAATACCTGAGGGATGTTCTGTGTAGTGCTTAGGCTTATGAATATTGTCAGTAGCCCATTCACTTTGGTCTGAGTCAACCCATTCTTTAATGGCTTCACTTAATGGTTTAGCTGCTTCTTGTCGAATGTAAATGTTACGGTCAACCCATCTATCAAACTGAAAGCAGTGGTTACATGGGTGAATACCTTTATCAAGATTACTATAAAAGCAGGTTTTACATTTCTTATCAAGCTCGTCCATATTTCCTCCCAAGGTATTCAACACTTAAAAACATTTCATCGAAGTGTCCATCCTGTACTTCATTCATCATCAGCAATCCCCTCCAGTGTCTGTTACTCAGTTGATCCATATAACTCTCATCGTGTAGATAGTAAGAGCCAACGATGATAGCACAAATAGGCTTCCCATCAGCACGCTTACCATAGGCAATTTGCTTTCCTTGTTGGTGTCCTGCAATACAAGACATGTGAAGCTTGTTAATGATAGCACTAGCAGCACCTGCTGGACGTCCCATTGCACCAACAGGCCAATAATGGTTAAAGCCAACACCATTAATGAACACAGGATGAAGAAACCCATGTACTTCCCAATCTTTTTCATACTCTAAGTCCTTTGTGGAAATTAAGCCTTCTAAAGTTGGGTTGTTATTGACAGCCCTATCGATACGGTTCTCATGGTTGCCTAAGGTCATCACCATACGAGGTTTGTACACCTTGTGCTTACCTGCTTTCTGTGACCTTTGAAGTTCCTTAAGAGGAGCCAATAACAACTTCATGGCCTCCTTAGCAGCTTCAACGTCCTTCTTGTAGCGTAGACCTTCAAAGTACTTACTCCCCTTGATGTCATGGCTACTAAGGCTTGGCATATCTGCAAAGTCACCTATGTTAACCACTACATCAGGTTTGTAATCGACAATAGCTTTACCAGCCCATGTCAGGTGCTCTAAAGGTACACCTTCTTTAATCTGACAGTCCGGCACGACTAATATTCTCAATGTCATCTCCTTCAACTGT